ATAAATTAAAAAATTACAGAAAATGAGTAAAGATCCTAAATTATATGTTCCGTCTCACACTATTGAAGTACCTAACTATTATGTAGGAGACACATACAGAGAGGGGTACTATCAAGCAAGATATGTGGTGGAAGACTTTAATTGTACATGGAACATAGGTAACGTTGTTACATATTGTCTCCGTAGTTCTAGAAAGCACGAAAGCCCCATAGAATGTTTACAAAAATCTATAAATCATCTCAAGTTTGAGATAGAAAGATTAGAAAAATTAAATAAAAAAAAATAAAATGAAAAGAGAAATATTTGATAAGTATGCAACTGCAATAGCAGATAGATTTCATGTAACATTAGATGAAATGTTTACAAAAACTAAAAAAAGAGAAGTCGTAGAAGCAAGACAAATGCTATACTTTTTGTCAAGAGAACGTCCAATAAGGTTTTCTTATATTCAAAAATTCATGGAAGATAACGGACACCCCGTAACACATTCTACCATTATTTACGGATATAACAAAGCAAAAAAGTTTGTAGATAGTGATCCTGACTATAAAGAGGTTGTAGATAGTATTTTAAAAAATTCAGTAAGCTAAAATGTATACCCTTTCTGATATATATAAACAAGCAGTAGATGATGAAACACTAAATATACAAAGGAATGGATCGGTAAGCATGATCAATCTAGGAGTAAAGATACAAAAGTTTCCTAGTAAAACAGAAATACTTAATTGTGCAAAAAATGGAGATTACTTTCAAGAGTTAAGCCTGGAAGAGTATAAAATTTTTTTTACTAAGGGCTGGGTTGTTGGATGCGTAACAATAGCTATAAACAACTGCATTAGAAAGCTGAAAATGATACAAAAAAGTATGAAGGAGGAGGTTAACACCAGGAAGAATGATAAATATATTAAGAATTTAAAAACAAAACGGGAGTTTGTAATGAACAGATATTCTTATTACAGTCAAAAACTAATTAAACTAAATAAATATGAAAAAATTAAAAACGGTAAATATTAAAGGTAAAGAGTATGTTGAAGTGCATACCAGGATACAATACTTTAGAGAGACATATCCTCAGTATACTTTAGACACAAGTATAATAGAAATCACAGAGGACACTATCACAATGAAAGCATTTATACTTAACGAAGAGGGACGTCTTCTAGCGTCGGGAACGGCTAAGGAAAGAAACGGATCTTCTTTTATAAATAAAACATCTTATGTTGAGAATTGCGAAACATCAGCATGGGGTAGGGCTTTGGGTAACTTTGGAATAGGGCTAGACACATCAGTTGCATCAGCAGACGAGGTAAAGAATGCTATTTTAAATGAGAGAAAAGAGCCGACAAAACCTACTAGCGTTGTTCTTGACTTGGGAGATGCTGATATGAAAAAAACATTAGACTGGATAGCGTCAAATAAATCTATGGGATTACCTAAGATTGTCAAAACTTTAGAGCAGAAATATAAAATTACTGCAAAAGTAAAAAAGGAGATTGCTAACATTATAATAGAATAGCCATGATAGTTAGCGATAATAATAAAGAAGTTTTAGATCAACTAAAAGACGATAAAAAATATTATGGAAAGTTTGGTAAACAATGGTTGTCTAATTCAGACATATATACTTTACTAAACAATCCAAAAGAATTTGGCAAACCTCAAGCAGAAACAAAAGCTATGCTAGAGGGTAGATTTTTTCATACAGCCATGTTAGAAAAAGAAAAGCTAGATGATTTTATTTTAATAGACGCCTCTAGTCGTAATACTAAGGCGTATAAAGAGGCTGTAAATAGTGAAGATAATAAAATGTGTTTATTAGTTCATGAAGCTGAAAAAATATTTAAATTAGTTGACTCTATGAAAGCAAATATGCAAATGCATGGAGATATTTATGAGGAATCAAATCAATATGAATTGCCTATGATAAAAAATATCCATGGCAAATTCTGGAAAGGTAAAGCGGATATTGTAACTACCGAAAAAATAATTGATTTAAAAACTACGTCAGATATTTCTAAGTTTTCATACTCAGCTTCAAAGTATAACTATGATAGCCAGGCGTTTATATATCAAGAGTTGTTTGGACTACCTATGGAGTTTTATGTTATAGATAAAAATACGCATCAATTAGCTATCTACACCCCGAGCGAAGATTTTATTCACAGAGGATCATTAAAGGTTTTAGAGGCGTTGCAAGTACACGACAAGTTCTTTTGTGATGGTTTGTTTGCAGAAGACATAGAACAATTCATACATTATGAAACATTATAAAATAGCTTATCAAGTATTAAAACACTATCTTTCTAAGTTGTCCTGGGAAAGAGAAATATTTATAGTAGAAGTTCCAACTACTATGGAGAGCGAACAGCAAAAGCAACAGCTTATGGCTGACGTTTTAGAAATTTTGGAGCATCAAGTTAAAATACATTAAAAATGGAAGATAAAAAAATTTTTGTTGGATCAGGTATATCAAAGTTTGAAGGAAATCTTGTGTCTTGTAGTATATGTCTTTCTGATTTACCATCAGAACATATATTTGAGTACAATTCTAAGAAATACATAAAACTGAATGTCCAAAAGAAAAAAGAAGTAGATCAGTATGGTAAATCACATTCTGTATCTATTGACACTTGGAAGCCAGAGCCTAAGAAAGAAGACCTTTCAGCAAAACTGGAAAGTATGAAGGTTACTCCAGACAACGATCCAGATTTGCCGTTTTAACCATAAAGGGGGTGGACGAACGGCGTTTTGCCACCCAACAATAACAGGGGGTTTAAGAGCTTCCAGTTTTAATTAAATTTTTATATCTACCCCCTTTTTTTAATTTAATATAATGCAAATAACAATTTTTAAAGACATAAAAGACACATCACAACCATTTTACAGAAATGTTATGGTAGTGCTGGAAAGAATAGAGCAAGGGAACTCAAAAGATATAGTAAAAAAAATAAGACTTACAAAAAACAAAGAAGAAAGAAACGATTTAAAAAAACAATTACCAGCAATATGTTTTAGCGGAAACTTTACTAAAAGAAACGACGCCTCTCTAACAGAGCATAGCGGCTTAATTTGTTTAGATTTTGACGGATACAAATCAAGTAAAGATTTGCTCCAGGAAAAAGAAAAATTAACTAAAAATAAATTTGTTTTTTCTGTTTTTATATCTCCTAGTGGTAAAGGTTTAAAAGTTTTAGTTAAAGTTCCAAAAGACGTAGATAACCATAAAAATTATTTCTCATCATTAAACAAATATTTTAATTCACCATACTTTGACACAACCTCAAAAAATGTTTCTAGAGTCTGTTACGAGTCTTATGATCCTTTAGTTCATATAAATTTGACGTCAAGCCTTTGGGATAAAATAGAGGAAGTGGAGTTTGTTGAATTAAACAAGTATAAAGACAAGCCAACAATACCTGTTACAGATGAAAATAAAATTGTAGATATTCTTATGAAGTGGTGGGAGAATAAATATGGGCTGGTAAACGGAGAGAGAAATAATAATGTTTTTATTTTAGCATCAGCCTTTAATGATTTTGGAGTTCCTAAAAATTTAGCTGAATATGTTATGGGTAATTTTGATTCAAAAGATTTTAATATAAACGAAATTAGAAGAACAATAAATTCCGCATACGCACAAGTTCAAAATTTTGGAACTAAGTATTATGAAGATCAAGACAGGGTAAACCTGGTAAAACAACAACTCAGGCGTGGCGTCTCAAAAAAAGAGATCCGATGTCAATTAGAGGACGAAAAAATTGATATCGGTGACATAGAAAACGTTATAGTAAGAATAGAGGAAGAGCAAACTAATCATAAGTTTTGGACTAAAAATGAAAAAGGAGTAATAAAAATAGTACATATATTATTTAAGAACTACCTGGAAGACAATGGTTTTTATAAGTTTAGCCCAGAGGGTAGTAAAAATTATGTATTCGTTAGAGTAACCAACAATTTAATAGATCATACGTCTGAAAAAGAAATCAAAGATTTTGTTTTAAATTATTTACTTACAGTTGATGATCTTTCTGTCTACAATTATTTTGCTGAACAAACTAGATATTTTAGGGAAGAGTTTCTAACATTAATGGCTTCAATAAATGTTTTTTTTATAGCCGACACTAAAGACGTAGCATACTTGTACTATATGAATTGTGCTGTTAAAATTACAAAAACTGATATTATACTAATTGATTATTTAGATTTAGGTGGTTATGTATGGAGAGATCATGTTATAGATAGGACTTTTACTTTATGTAAAGTGGGTAGTTGCGATTATAAAGTTTTTATTTCAAATATTTGTGGCGAAGACGATAGCCGAGTAAACTCTATGGAGTCTACCATTGGTTATTTGCTGCATGGTTGGAAAAATTTATCATACTGTCCAGCTGTTATACTTAATGATGAAATTATATCAGACAATCCTGAGGGTGGTACTGGTAAGGGGTTGTTTATGAACGCATTAGCTAAAATGAAGAAATGTGTAACCATAGACGGAAAGAGTTTTACGTTTGAAAGATCATTTGCATATCAATTAGTTTCGGCTGATACACAAATATTGTGTTTTGATGATGTAAAGAAATCTTTTGATTTTGAAAGATTATTTAGCATAATAACAGAGGGGATAACGCTTGAGCGTAAAAACAAGGATGCAGTGAAAATTCCTTTTAGTAAATCTCCTAAAGTTTCTTTAACAACAAATTATGCTTTAAAAGGAAAGGGATCTTCTTTTGAAAGAAGAAAGTGGGATCTTGAATTAGCACATTTTTACACGAAAGACTTTACTCCTTTGGTAGAGTTTGGAAAACTTATGTTTGGAGAGTGGGACGATACTGAATGGTGTCAGTTTGATAATTATATGATGACTAACTTGCAGTTATATCTTAACAATGGATTAATTAAGGGTAATTTTGTAAACAAAAAAATAAAAGATTTGTCTAGCGAGACTTGTCATGAATTTATAGAGTGGTGCGGTTTAGTAGGAGACTCACAGATAAATGAAAAAATTAAACCAAATAGCAGAATGTATAAGCAAGACTTGTATGATGAGTTTATTAGCGAATATCCTGATTTCGCTCCTAAATCAAAGTTTACCGTCCCCCGCAGAAGGTTTTATAATTGGATAAAGGCTTACTCGGCTTACGAATACAATAGTTTACCCGAAGAGGGTAGAGATTTAGGCGGTAGATATTTTATGTTTAAAACTAATGATTAAGTTTAGAGAATATCAATCTGAAATTATAGAGAAATCTTTAAATATTTTAAACTTAAATCGTTTCGTTTATTTAGCTATGGAGGTTAGAACAGGTAAAACTCTTACAAGTCTGGGGATAGCTAGTCGTCTTAGTGTCTCTTCTGTTTTGTTTATAACAAAGAAAAAAGCCATATCAAGTATAGTAGATGATCATAATTTATTAAAACCAGGGTATGATTTGACTGTAATTAATTACGAAAGTATTCATAAATTACCTAAAAACAAATGGGGTTTAGTAGTGTGTGATGAGGCTCATTCTATGGGTGCATTTCCTAAGCCAAGTAAAAGAGCAAGGCAAGTTAAAGAATTAATTATGTATTGTAATCCTTATGTAATATTGTTGTCTGGAACTCCAACTCCTGAATCTTTTAGCCAAATGTTTCATCAAGTTTATGGTATACCTGGTAATCCTTTTTCTAATTGTAAAAACTTTTACGCTTTTGCAAAGTCTTATGTTGATGTAAAGCAAAGAAAAATTAATAGTATGTTTATTAATGATTACTCAAGGGGTACCGACAAGATATTACAAAAAATAAACCCTTACATTATTAATTATACGCAAAAATTGGCAGGTTTTAAAACAGAAACAACTGAAAAAGTGTTATATGTAGATTTAAAAAAATCAACTATAAAAATTATAAATCAGTTAAAAAAAGACAGAGTTATAGAAGGTAAAGAAGAATTATTATTAGCAGACACACCAGCTAAACTTATGATTAAAACACATCAACTTTGTTCTGGAACAATCAAATTTGAAAGCGGTAACTCAATAATTTTAGACTACTCAAAAGCAGAGTTTATACTAAATAAATTTAAACGTCAAAAAATAGCAATTTTTTATAAGTTTACCCAGGAATATAATGCTTTAAAAGAGATCTACAAAGACTTAATTACTAATGACTTAGAAGAGTTTAAAAACTCTAACAAAAGTATTGCGTTGCAAATAGTATCAGGAAGAGAGGGGATAAGTTTAAAAGAAGCTAATGCATTGGTTTATTATAATATAGATTTTTCAGCTACATCATACTGGCAAAGCAGAGACAGAATGACTACTAAAAATAGACTCGTTAATAATGTTTATTGGATTTTTAGCAGAGACGGAATTGAAAAAGATATATACAAAGCGGTGGTTAAAAAGAAAGATTACACCCTTGCTCATTTTAAAAGAGATTTGTTAGATTTGTAATATGACAGAGCAAAAAATTCAAGAAAAAAGAATTGGAGAGCTGGAGGCAAAAGGATATTTTGTTATTAAATTAACTTTGACAAATAAAAATGGTATACCAGATTTACTGGCCATACCCCCTGGCTCTGACGTTTTGTTTTCTGAAATAAAAAAACCTGATGGAAAACTTTCCAGGTTACAAGAGTTTAGACTAAAACAGTTAAATGATCATGGATGTAAGACAGAAGTATATAGAGGCTAAGGGTTATGATGTGGAAGATTATTTCATGGATAACCTTTCTGAATTAGATCTTTACACCGCTCTTAAAATTGCAACTTTTATAGAAAAAAATTTACAAAGCATACCAGTTACAAGGCTAGGATCTGTAGTTTTGGGAGGTTGCGTTGTTCATACCGTTGGAGATCCTATAACTTTTGTGATAGAAATGGTTCGTAAAAAAAACTGCTACACTACCTTAACAGACATAGCTTTAATATCTATGGATGAGTATTTAGATTTGATGCTGTTAAATTGTTATATAAAAAATTCTGAAAAATTAGGATAAGTCGTTATTTTTTTTATATTTGATAAAACCAAGTATAAATGCCAAGAGTAGCCCCTGAAGACGTCTCAACTATTAGTCATATTAATTATGTAACAACTAATATACACACCTTTGGAGACGAGCTATATGAGGACTTAATGGAGAGAGAGCATGATGCTGCGAAAAAAAGAGCACAAAAACTAATAAAAGTTTTGGCTGATTTAATTCAATCCCTTTCTGATGAAATCTAACAAAGAGTACGGCAAAAGATTAAGACTTTCTCCCGAAGAAGTTGATTATATATTACAAAAAAGAGCTACTAATTTAGATAATATAAATAATAATTCAGCTTTAGATGTGCACTGTGAGGAGCGAGGTATAGATAAAAAAGATATAGTTAGTGTTAAACACTGGCAAAGCGGTAGCGGAGACTATCGGTTCTCAATAGTTACCAAAGAAAACTTAGGGTTAGACGAAGAGCAAATATTTGGTAAAGTAAATGATTTTATTTCAAATTACTCTCCTGATTACATTCCTTTAAAAACTACAAGAGAAAGAAAAAACGCTCATCTTTTAGTAATAAATCCAGCTGATATACACATTGGTAAATATGCTGACGAAAAAGAAACTAACCAGGATTACAATAATGATATTGCTGTAGCAAGGGTTATAGAGGGCGTTAAAGGACTTATAGATAAGGCTAAAGGGTTTGATATAGATAGGGTTTTATTTTGTATAGGAAACGATGTACTCCATATTGACAACGTATACTCAACTACCACTAAAGGGACATATCAAGACACTGACGGCAAATGGTGGCAACACTACGAAATAGCACTAATGTTATACGTTAAATGTGTAGAAATGCTAAGAAAGATTGCTCCAGTAGACGTTCTTCATAGCATGAGTAATCATGACTACCAGTCTGGATACCACCTGGCTCATACTTTAAAAAGTTGGTTTAGAAAAGCGGTTGATGTTACTTTTGATATTAGCGTGGCTCATCGTAAGTATTACAAGTATGGAACGAATTTGCTAGGCCTGGAGCATGGAGACGGGGCAAAGATGGTAAATTTACCCTTGTTGATGGCACAAGAGAAACCATTACTCTGGTCAGAAACTACTCATAGGTATTGGTACTTACATCATATTCATCACAAAGTAAAACACAAATGGTTAGACGCTAAAGATTATATTGGCGTTACTGTTGAATACATGAGAAGTCCGTCGTCTGCTGATAGTTGGCATTCAAGAAAAGGCTTTACTGGAGCACCATTAGCCTGTGAAGGATTTATTCATAGTAGACTAACAGGTCAGGTAGCTCGTTTAACGCATTACTTTTGAAAACTTATTTAATAAAATATACTTTAAGGGACGGTAAAAAAGAAACTGTTACGCTAGAGACTAACGATCTATTTAACACATTGTTTCAATACGAAAGAAATAGAGATGTTGCTAGCTGGGACTTATTACAATTAATTTAAAATCTTCATATTAACCAGCTCTTTTATTTCTAAAATTTCTGCACATTTTTCGTATTCTTCTGTGTATATAAAGTAATCAATAAGAGTATCGTAAAGTGGATCGTTAGGAGCAAAGGTACTTTTCTTTGGATCGTGAAGAAAATAAAGCTCATCTTCTTCGTTTAAAAAGTCATTAACAGTTTTTTTTCCAGTTACAATATAATATGTATTGTTCATACATTTGTCTTCGTCAAATATCATCTTCTAGGTTTTTTCGGTTTTGAAGGTTTTGATTTTCTAGGGTTGTCCTTTCTCCATTTTCTTTTGTTTCTTATATATTCCTGATACTTTGTTAAATCTCTGTTGTATTTTTCTGATCTCTTTTTAAATATGTAATTTTTATATGTATTAGGGTTGTTTCTTTTTAGTTTTTTTAGCTCATCTTTTGTATAGGTAACATCATTTTTACCCATATCTTTATATATATCCTTAATAAGTAATTCTCTAACATCTTTATATAAAGGAACCATACCTACATTACCAAGTATTTCAATAGGAACTCTTTCAGTCTTTTCTCTTTTTTGTCTTTCTCTACTTTCAGCTTCTTTAAAATCTTTTTCACTATATTTTTTTATACCAAAAAGTACAGAATTTGCTAGGGGAGTGTACGCCCCTAAAAAACTTGTAAGAAACTTGTCTCCATCAGCCGCATTACCTAACACATCGTATTGAATTGCGTCTCTATAACGATCATATTCTCCGTCTCTTAAATCTTGACCAAAACCTTCATTACCTAGTTCTATAAAATATGCTTGTGCAGCTCTATTTAAGTTACCAAAGTTTCTTCCTAAAAATAAACTTGTAAAGGAAGTTGCAAGAGACTGGGCTAGTTGCTGCTCTATTGCTTTAGGATCTTCATCCTCATCATCCAGGCCTAACGCATCAAACAATGCGTCATTCATTACCTTTAATACAAAAGTATAAGCTGTCATTCTTAAACTAACTGCGGCTAAAAGTTGTGCTCCTTGACCTCTTGTTCTATCTCCTTTACCCATTAACTCATAAGTACCTTGACGAGCTGATATAAATTCTTGTTTCAAGAAGTTTAACATAAAACTATTATAATTAGCAAAAACTGCTCCAAGAACTGTTTTAGGATTAGCATCTTTTATAGACCTCATAAAAGGATTGTCAGAAGACCCAACAGTATTAGTCCATCTATCAGCGGCGTCAGTTGATGCGTCTAAAGCATCTTTGTTTTCTGTCATATAAACCTCATCATTAGCTTCAATTTTTGTCCAATCAGGGTTTTTACCAGTTTCTTTTTTAAAAGTGTTTGCAAAAGTAGCTTTCCAGAATGGCTGAGTAATCATCTTATCAGGTGCACTAATAATAGAGTCTGCTATTATAGCAACACCTTTACCCCAGTTTTTTCCAGACAACCTCCATATTTGCATAATCTTGTTACCCATTTTACTACTTAAAGTGTCTGCTGCTGTTTCTCTAGTGTTTAATAAACCAGTGTCAATTTTAGAAGAATTTAATCCTGATCCTGTTACCCTTGTTGTTACTGAAGATCCTAAGTTCTTCATTATAGTAGATAAAGAAGTGGCATTTGGAAGACTATTTGCTTTGCTAATACCTTGAGCAAAAAGAACAGGGTGTGTAATGGCAAATTGCATATTGGCTATAACCTCAGCACTAAATCTTTTCGCACCAGCCAGCATAGTTCTGTAACCTAGTTTTTGTATATTACTTACAATTTCATCTGCAAAAGTATTATCTGTGTAGCTATCTACCAATACATTATTAATAACTTCTTTTTGAGCGTCAGCTAACGCTGTCAATATTCTTTGAGTGTTTTCATTAACACCAGCAGGATTTTTTTCATTTACTGTACTTATTAATTTATTTACAGCGTAGTTAGACTCCTTAACACCGTCAGTCATATAATAATCTAAATTGGTAAACTTAGAACCTCTTGCTGAGGCCTGGAAAGAATCCCAGTATATAGGACTAACAGCTCCTGTACGCTCTATACCAGCTTTAGACTTTGTAGAAGGCCTGTTAACAGACGAAGAACTCATAAAGTTTTCTATAATATCTTTGTTGGGATCAGAAACCTTATCGCTTATACTAGGTTTAACAGCAATATGAACATAATTTACTCTAGGGATAAAACCTTCCCCCCTTCTTTCTGCTGCAAATTGAGCCTTCTCCTGGTTTTTAGTATCTATGTCTTGTAAAATTTTTAATGCTTCTTTTTCTCTTTTGCTAAAACTATCAAAAAGTTTATCATTATTCAACTCTCCGTCTTCAACAAAATCTTCTTGTAATTTTTTTAATAAATTTAATACTCTTTTGTCTGGATTCTCTGTTCCTTTCTCATAATCTCTTATACTCTCATCAAGCCACTTATCAGCACTTTGTAATTTTTTATCTCGCAACTCTGGATTAGAGATGTATTCTAACTGAATACGGTAAAGCATTTGCTTATATTTAGACTCAATAATTTTGTTTGGATTTTTCAAAAACTGTCTATTTAAAAGTTTAGCCGCCTTTTCTCTTAAGTTTCCATCCTGCTGGTTTGCAGTCTTAAAAGAGGAATAAGCTTTAGCCATAGGTTTAAATAGTGAATTATAAAGATCCATAGATCCAAAATTATTTAACAACTGATCAATACCATATAAGGTGTTTCTTTTTATAGCGTTTAAAGCGAAGTTGTCTTTCTTGTTGAACAAAGACGTAACTTTTGCGTATAATTTTGAAACGCTTAGAAAATCAAATTTGCTAAATTTATCAGCCACTTTAGCCACATTTTTATTAGCATTTAGTTTTGAACTTAAGTTACTGATTAATGAAACTGGCATATAACCTTTATTCAAAGAGTCTACTGTTCGTATAATTAATTTTAAATCATCCACAGACATTCCTTCTAAAGCCGATATATCTTTTATTAATTTATTAAAGGCATAAGCTGCTCTTCGTGATATTTCAGAAGGAAAACTTTTAGGGCTTGCTGGGGCAGTTCTGTCGTTATCTACTTTAATATTATCAATCTCATTAATTAAAACCTTTTTTTCTTCAGCTATTTCTTCTTCTGTTTTAGGTTGAGCATCTGGCTTACTATTAATGTCTTTTTTATATTTTTTCATCAAAGCGGCATCCTCCTCTGTAATAATATTTTCTTTAAGCATTTTAGCTATGGTGTCTAAATAATTAACCTTACCGTTTTTATATAATACTTTTCCCTCAAAATTATTAAAAGCCTGAGTAAGTTGTGGAAGAGTTTGTTCCTGTTCTGCTACAGCTGCTAATACCTCTTGAACTTTTTCAGCCATAATTCCAGCCTCCTCTACATTATCAAAAGCTTTAGTACGCTGCCCTATTTGTTCTATAATAGATTTATAAGTTTTATATACTTTATTTGGAATAACAGATGGGTCTATATTTACCAATGATGATAATTGTTCTTCTAACGATATAGTTGCACCATCTTCTTTACCAGCTAACATTCTACCTATAAGTTTCTTAATATTTTTTCCAGCTTGTGCTGCTAATTTTCTTAATGTTTTTTGTTCTGACTTTTCAGATATCTCACTTAATACTTTCTTTATATAATTAACAGTTTTGTCTTTTGATTTTTCATTGTCAAACGAAGTTTTTTCAATTTGATCCATAATTAAAGACATTTGTTTAAAAGAAATTTTATCGTCTTCTCTTAATGTTTTTAGATAATCTCTTATAGATTTAAATCCTTTTGAAAAATCCATATCAGTTAAACGCTTAAATATAGTTTCGGATATTTCGTTTTGCAACTCTACATTTTCCCTTTCTTTGTCTTTTAATTTAGCCTCCTCTTGAGCAACCTGGCTTTGTGTTGAGTCTACCTTTTTGTTTATTGCCGCTTTTACATTTGATTTTGTTGGCCTTACTCCTGCAACCTTCTTAAACCTGTCTTTTAAAGCATTGAGAATAGCTCTAGGATTTCTTTTTGGTTCTTTCTCAGAAAGAATATAATCAAAGTATTCATCTAATACATCCTGAAAAGTTTGCCCACTTTCCTCAGCAATATTTTCTATCATATTATCAAAACCTTCTCCACCCATATTTGTTTCTCTACCTAACGAATCTTTAACAGGCTTGCTAATAAATTTCCACGTTCTACTTCTTTTATCTTTAGGAAGATTATTTTTGTCATTATACCTAGCAAAATCAGCTTCTGAAATTGTACCACGGTAAGTTCTAGAGTCTTCGTTTTTTTGATCTTCTTGTGACTGTTCCTTTTTGTCTTTAGATCTTTCTTCTTCTTGCTCTATAGCTTCAGCTATCTCTCTTATATTTTCGCTATTTTCTGCTATATCTTCATTATAATTATCCTCTGTCATACTAGGATTAGCATCAACTTTTTTACCGTCATCTACACTAGTATCTTCAATTATTTGTTTTTCAGCTTTAGCTAATTTTCTACCTGTAAGAGGTTTTCCTTCTTTGTCATTTATAGAAACAACATCTCCAGCGTCATCTTTAACTATTGTGTAATTACGAACAGCATCTTTTATTTTCGTCTTCTTCTCGTCATCAACGACCTCCTTTGGCGACTTGTCTTTGTTGGGGTTTTTCTTTCCTTTCTCATTGGGAGCGACTGTAGGGAGTCCGTCTCCATCTCCCATTTCTGGGCTATCTTCGGCAGGTTTTGGTGCATCCACTTTCTCTGTGCTTGACTCTTGAACGGCATCGGTTTTTTCGTTTAATTGGGTTAATCTATCTTGTCTTTTATCTTCTACAGCTTGATATGCGGCTTCTCTTTCTTCGGTATTCATACCCTCTTTTTCCGTCATCTTGTACTCCTTACCTTCATCTTTCAGTTTTTGATTTTCTTCATCCACCTCATAGTATTCATCATCTAAAGCATCTATCTCATTTTCATAATCAGTTTCTATTTCGTCATTTAAAGCATCTTTCTCATCCTGAGTTAATAGGTTTTCTGTAGTAACACCACTCAATTCTTCTATTTCAGCTTTAATTTCTTTAAGTCTTTTTTTGCCCGCCTCTGTGTCGTTTCCTATAAATTTATTTTTCTCTAACTCTAAATCAACAAGCTTATCTAAAATTGCTGGATTATCTACCCCAGCTTCTTTTAACTTTGCTTTAATATCTTCTCCAGCTATAAGACGCATTTTTCTTTTATCATACGCTTCCTTTAAAATTGGATCATTGTCAATCTTTATATCCATTCCCATAAAAGCTTCATCACTAGAATCATAAATAGCTTCTGCCATCAATCCAGAATCTACATTTTCTCCTTTTATTTTATACTCAGCTACTTTCCCCCTATACTTAGTTATTGCATAAGTTAACGGCGTCTTACCTAAACCTCCAATAGTTTCAAAACCTATCTCTCTAACATCTAAAGCGTCTACACCTTCTGTTGCTAAAATGGCAGCTGTTTCTCCTGTACCCCCACCTATAGCATCTGCTGCTCCTGTTATAATTTTACGTCTAGTAGTAGAGGCTCCAGCTTTTGCAGCCCTCTTTACTAGGGTACTTCCTGCTCCTGCCGCTAACGCATCTATAGTACCAATTATTCCTCCTCTTCCTAATGAGTTTAATCTAATACTTGATAAAGCTTCTTCATTATTTAAAATTTTTACTATATTTTCCTCATTCATTTCTAAACCTCTGTCATCTAATTCTTTTTGCAAGAATTGAGCAAACGACAATCCTGTTTCTAACGCACCACCAGCTGCACCAAAAGCTAATCTTAATGTAGTTGGATTAAACGCTGCTCCTAACGCTACAGGGACAGCACCCACACCCCCACCTAAAGCCCCTACGGCTGCTCCTCCTGCTGCGGCTGTACCTATAACCGTACCAGCAGCTCCTAATGAAGCAGGGTTAACCATTTGAGTAATAGTCTCTGCTGCTAATTGAAAAATTACACTTGGGTTAGCGGCCATACCTTGCAAAAAACCAATAGCTTTATTTTCAGAATTATCATAAATATTATTAAAGTTAGCCATTTCATCTGTCTGCCCGTTAGCATTTAGTGCTGCCTGTGCAGCTAAGAAATCTTGTATATCTTCCGATGTAGCATCAGCACCATCATAAAGCAACTCTAGCCCTTCATCAGCGGTATTACCCTGAATAAATCCTGACTTACCAGCTCTATATATATCTCCAATAAAATCAGTAACTGAGTTTTTACCCACCAACTCTTCAAGCATGGTATCTTTTTCTTGAGACCCCCTAATTGCAAATCTACCTTTGTTGTATAAATCTTTTGTTTGATCTTGAGGAGTTACCTCTACTGGAAATTCTGGTGTATCATAAATTGAATCACTTGCTCCGCCAGGTTGAACTACACTACTTGTGTTAAACTGAACAGGCTCTACCTGTGAGTTAGCGGTTTGATCTAAAAAGTCCGATGAAATATTTTGATCCGTTGGATCGGAAACAGACTCCGTAGGATCCGTTGGAGAAAAAGGCTTGAAATCGTCTTTTTTTTTTACCCCCCAAGCTGAAGAAAATGTTTCAAAATCTGTTTCAGTGCTTAAAAGCTTGTTTTCAATGCCTAAGTCATACAACCCTTGCTTTACTCTTTCGTCTGCCGTAGAAAACTGTTCAAAAGAAGTTTCAGCACTTAATAATTTATTACTAAGATATAGGTCGTAAAGTTGTTTTAATTGCTCTTCCATGCTTTATTATAATGGGTTACCAAAAGGATCTGTTGATGTGTCAGCTCTGTTCTCTTTTTGCATATTTATAAACCTTTTAGTTTGAGGGTTTATTACATTGTCTTGTAAAAATTTAATTATTTTATCTCCATCTTCATATTCTGAATCTCTAATACTAAATCCTTCAGGCGGGTAACGGAAAGTTTTATTACCTAAGGTTACAACAAAATGATCTTTTCCATCATCAATAAACTGAAAGTCTAATGCCTTTTCATCCTCACCGTATTTACCTTCTGCCAAATCATTTAATATATTAGGATCCATTGTTCCTGTAATAATATTTTTAATAGCTTTTTTTACGTTAGCGTCTGAAGTAAAATCAAAGTTATCAGAGAACGATTCTATGTAATCATAAACAGATACTTGATCCTTACCTTCTCCCCCATAAACACCATAAGAATTATTAGAGTAATTAGCAGGCCTATATTTAGAATCCTCCAGTTCATCCTCTTCATTTTCTTTATTTTTTTCATCAATCATATCAAGCTCTCTCTTTTTCAAGTTGATACTTTCTCTTTGATACCTAGTGTAAACATCCCCTGGCTTACCTGACTCTTTACGATCAAGCATTAAAATCATTTTATCTTTAATTATTTCTCTTGCAGCATCAACTTGATCACTCCAGTTTGTTCCTTCTTTAACAGGCACAGGCACTCCATTAGAATCATACTCTACCAAAACCTTGTAGGGATCAGCAGCAGCTTCATCAGCATTATCAGTAGGAGAATATTTACCGTTTATATCTCCTAAAATACTAAATACGGTATTATCGTTTACAGTATATTGTGCCGCTGTCTCGTCTAAAAATCCTTGTATAGCATCACTTTCTAATGCTTGTTGCTGGCCTTCAATGCTAAAGACCTCTCCATTACTCTCAATAGTAGTTAAAATTAACTCTCCCAAAGAATCTACTTTAGTGTTTAAGGCTTTTGTAAGATTACCGTTGTGAGTTACATTATCAACTCTTGCATTAAACCTATTATTTATAACATTCATGCTAACGAATTGAGATGGATCTGTTGGAAAACTACCATCTTCATTTCTTCTAACTAAAGAAAGCCTTCCTGTTGCTGGATTTACAAAACCCTGAACATCATTCAGATTTCCAAACGCAGCATTTTGCTTGCTAAACCAGGCTTCAAAAGAAGACCCCTCTCCGTCATCAATTCTTTTTTTCATTGAAGCATAATCACTTTCCCATCTTTTAGAAACATTACCAAATTGCTTCCAATCTCCCAAAACCCTTTGTCTGCCTTGAGCTAACTCAGTTTGAGTTATTTGACCGTTTTCAAATAATTCGTTTTGTACTCTTAAAAAATTTGCTGATTCTCCTGACATATTAAGAGCTAAATCCTGCAAACTCCTATTAGTGTAATCTTCCTGGGTGTTTACGGTTTGTAAATCGTCTTCGTTTCTAGCCCTTAACTCTGCTCTTTCTTCTTCTCTTTCTTTTCTAATTCTTAATAAATCAGTTGAAAGCTTATTTGCTACAGTTCCCCAATCTACAGTTGTTTTGTTTAAGTCTCTCTTGACGTAAGTACGGAAATTTATATCTTTTTTAGCCATAAGTTACTGTTAATATTGTTTAAATCGGTTATC